GATACGGATGGTGTCGACAATTTGCTCAAGATTCTAAAAAGTCTTTCCGAAGATACTCGAGTATTCATCATTTCGCATAAAAAAGACATCCTAGAGGGTCGTTTTGATAGAAAACTGGAATTTTCCAAGCAAAACAACTTCTCCAGAATGTCCATAAGTGATTGAGCTAGAGATTTTTAGAGCAAAAGCAAAAAAAGTGTTGACTTTTCCGGTAGTCTGGGTTAGTATAGTCCTACGATGATCAAAAACTCCAAAGGAACTCTGGCTCGACTCCTGGGTAAGGAGAATATCGAAATCCGTGAGGGCAATTACTCGACCGCAGCATTCGATACCAAAAATCGGATCCTGATGCTTCCAAAGTGGGACCTGGAGAACGAAGGTCTGCTGGACATGCTGCTGGGTCATGAGATATCCCATGCTCTTTACACCGAGCATTCTGCACTAGAGCAATTCACATTAGATCATCCTGGGAAGTTCGATATCTTCAACTGCATTGAAGATATTCGCATCGAGCGAAAGATCCAGGACAGGTATCCCGGGCTGATTCGTCAATTCCGCACAGGTCGTCAATATCTACTCGATCAAGATATCATGCAGATCGCTGGAAAGGATATCAATTCTTTTCGCTTCATTGATCGCCTAAACATCAAGGCAAAACTTGGTGAATTCTTGGATGTCCAACTGACTGATCAAGAGCAGGACTTTTACCAGCGGTGCCTTAAGGCTGAAACCATGGCAGAAGTTCTTGCTCTCACCGAAGAGGCGATTCAGATGGTCCGAGAAGAGCAGCAACAGAATCCAGATCCAGGTCCAGAGCCCGAAACTTCTCCTCAAGAGAGTCCTGGTGGAGACGATGAAGGACCGGAGGATAATGAATCCCAAACCCAGGAATCTGGTGAGGACGATGGAACTGAAGCGGAATCTTCTGCTGATGAATCTTCTGCTGATGAATCTTCTGCTGATGAATCTTCTGCTGATGAATCTGGTGATCCGACTCCCACAGAGGAACAGACTCAGAGCCCCAGTGATGGTGCTGGTGATACTCCTGTAGAAGCTCCACAAGATGTCGACTACTCCAGTGAGACCCAGGACAACTTGGATAAGTTCCTGAAAGATTCTGTGAATAAATCTGAGTCAAATCCGATGTATCCTCAGAGTGATGAGAAATTGCTCGAGCATATCATCACTTACGACAAACTCCGGACCATGCGGTATAACTCATATAAGCGAACAGATCCTGAAAAGCATAGCCGCTTTGAACATTTTCGTAAGAAGCAGGAGAATCGTGTAAACTACATGGTCAATGAATTCCAGCGCAAGAAAGCTGCTTATCAATATTCTCGGTCTACGGAGGCTCGAACTGGACAACTTAACATGAATAAGTTGCACCAGTACAAGGTAGATGACAACATTTTTCGCTCACTTACTCGACTTGCTGATTCAAAAGACCATGGCATGATCATGTTCATTGACTATTCTGCATCGATGCAAGGGTATCTGGAATCTGTGATCGAACAGACCCTGGTGCTGTGTATGTTCTGCAAAAAGGTTGGGATTCCATTTCAGGTATTCTCCTTTACCTCTCGTGGTAGTGATACTTTTTGTGGTGAGAATGATACCATTCCCATGAATGGTGTTCATATTGTCGAATTGGTATCGTCATGGATGAATAAATCGACATATACCGAGGCGATAGAGCTCCTGCATGAAAGGATTTATACTAATGGTCTTTCTGAGCCAGAGAGTCTTGGTGGGACACCTCTGGATCAAACCATCATTGCAGCCGCACCTATCATTGAAGAGTTCAATCGGAAGAATCGGGTACAGAAGACAAACGTCGTGTTTCTCACAGACGGTGAATCACAAAGTATCATAGGTCGTAATCAGAAAGAAAGTATCCGTTGGCGTGGAATGGATGTTGAATATAAATGGCATCAAGGCACTGCTAGACTTCTGGCTGCACTCAAAAAGATTACGGGGTGTACATTGATCGGGTATCGACTCTGTAGAAGGATTTCTACTATAGCACATCGTATGGGTATTCCATATGTTTGTGAGAGAGAATTCAAGAACCGTGAGAGAGAATTCAAGAAGAATAAATACGTTGCCTTTTCAAATACATTTGGGTGTGATATACTATTTGCCATTAAGCAAGATTCGCTAGATCTGGATGATGATACGAATACTCTTGGCGATAAAGTATTTGATATCAATGATGCTGCTGGGATGAGGGAATTGCAAAAGCAATTCAAGAATAACGGAAAAAACAACAAAGAATCTCGCATTTTCCTTAACAAATTCACGGATGTGATTTGTTGAAAAAAATCTGTTGACTTTTGCTGAAAAATCTGTTAGTATATCTACACAATGAAGAACACCTCCTATACCATGAAGAATGAAATCTACGAACAGCTTAAGGCCACCAATGGCGATCTTGCCAGTTACACCAACCAGATGATTCATGAGGCGGTTTCTGCACTGGGTCAACCCCGTAAGATCGGGGATCGTTTGATGCGAGAACTCACAAAGGTCAGCCGTGGTCAGTATACCTTCAGCAACTCTTCCACTAAGGTACTAGAGGCTCAAAAGTCACCCACTGATCCATCTTCTCCTACTTCTGTGGTACCGAAGGCTCCGGTGATCAACATGTCAGTGGGTGTTTCCTCGACTGTGAATGACAGTGTTTATGTCCCGGTAAAAGATCCAACCTTCGTTGGTTGGGGTAACTTTGGGATCGTGAAGAATGCTCTGTCCTCTAAACAGTTTTTTCCAATTTACATCTCTGGGTTGTCTGGGAATGGAAAGACCGTGATGGTCGAACAGGCCTGCGCTCAACTCAAGCGGGAATATGTTCGTGTACAGATTTCACCTGAGACTGATGAGGATGATCTACTTGGTGGCTTCCGGCTGATCAATGGTGAAACCGTATTCCAGAAGGGACCAGTTCTGAAGGCAATGGAACACGGAGCGGTCTTGCTCATCGATGAGCTGGATCGTGGCACAAACAAGATCATGTGCCTCCAAGGTGTTCTGGAGGGGAAGCCCGTCATGGTGAAAAAGACGGGTGAGGTCATCACCCCTGCCCCTGGGTTTACTGTGGTTGCCACGGCGAATACCAAGGGGCGGGGGTCGGATGATGGTCGGTACACTGGTGCCAATATCATTGACGATGCCTTCATTGAACGCTTCATTGCGACCATCGAGCAGCCATATGCAACACCTTCTGTCGAGAAAAAGATCCTGGATCGTCATATGGAAAAGCACGATTGCCAGAATGAATCCTTCGTGACCAAACTGGTTGCTTGGGGATCCATCATTCGCAAGACCTTTGAAGATGGTGGTGTGGATGACTTCATTTCGACTCGGCGACTCTGCCACATCATCCATACCTTTTCTATCTTTAATGATGAGAAAAGGGCTATTGATCTCTGCACGAATCGCTTTGATTCTGAGGTGAAGATTGCCTTCATGGACCTCTACGAAAAGATTGGTGATGGTAGCCAGATTCTGGCTGAAGATGCCGACACCACCACCACTGATACACTTTGATACCCAGCGTATCAAAATACAACAGAAACAAAAACAAAAGGTAAAAGTAAGAAATGACTAATACTAATCAGAACAAGAAGGTGTATGCCTACCTGGCATCCGGCGCAACTCCAACTGAAGGCGAACTTCGCACTCGGTTGAAGATCAAGAATGCCACTGCGGTGATCTGCAACCTTCGTGATGTTCTTGCTGAGAAGAATGCTGTTGTGGATGTCTATTCCAACAAGCGCAAGAACCACAAGACTCGTTATAAGCTTGGGCTGCGAGTTGGATATAGTGAGATGTTCGCACCATTCGGCATTGAGCCCACTATGGTTTAACGATAATCGAATTATGGTGGGGGAGTAAAATCCCCCACCTTTTTCGTCATGATCAAAGAACAAGAAAACCAAATCATCACTGACATCACAAACAAATTGTGTGATGTCAGTGATGTTGGCGTGAAATATGATTCGGAGAAACCCGACTACTCACTACTACCACCGAATGCTCTGGAAGAAACCGTCAAGGTTCTTACTTTTGGTGCTAAGAAGTATTCTCCCGGCAACTGGAAGAAGCTGGATAGCGCATGGAATCGATACTTTGCTGCTGCACAAAGGCATATGTGGGCACTACAAAAAGGTGAAGAGATTGATCCCGAATCTGGATACCACCACGCTGCTCATGCTGCTTGTTGTTTGTTTTTCATGCTTGAGATTGACAAAACCCATAATTCTGATACAATAGATCCCAATCAATTAACATTTCACATATGAAACTAAGTCCTAATACACTAAATATCCTCAAGAACTTCGCGATGATCCAACCTAATTTGGTTGTCAATCCAGGTTCTGTAATCAAAACAATCGCTGAATCTAAATCGATTCTTGCCGAGGCTGAGATCGCTGAGACATTTGATAAAACATTTGGTCTTTATGATCTGAATGAATTTTTGAGTGTCTATACACTACTGAAAGATCCCGAGGTGGTATTCAATGATGATCATCTTAAATTGAAATCTGGTAATAGTGTACTGACATATCGGTTTTCAGAAATTGGCAATCTCACCACACCAACAAAGAGTGTTCAACTCGATCAAGGTGACGTGACATTGAACATCACGGAAAATCAGATTACGGCGATTCGTTCTGCTGCATCTGTTCTTGGTCATGCAATCGTTGGATTCGTTGGTGATGGTAATTGCATTAAGATTGTGGTCTACGATCCGACCGGTGGAAATGGCAATGCTCTAGAAATCGATCTTGGTGTAAAGACGAATCACACATTCAAGCTCAATTTTCAGACCGCTGAAATCAAGGTTTTGTCGGGTGATTATGAGGTGATTCTATCCAAGAAGTTGATAAGTAAGTGGGTAAATAAATCTGATGCGGTGACATATTATATCGCACTTGACGCAAATCATTCATCATTCAATGGATAATACTATGGCTGAAGAAAAAACACAAACACAAGAACAGAAACCACAAATTGGACTTAGAGATATTGCTTTTGCAGTAGAAGTCCTTAAGGTTGCATCTCGTAGAGGTGCATTTGAACTCAACGAACTGAAATCAGTTGGAGAACTGGGTGAAAGACTCTCTGCTTTTGTAGAGGCAAATAAACCAGAATCAACTGATCTAGAAGCCGTTGGGGAAACTGATCAGGATGATCAGACAGGAGAAGTAGTCACGCCCGAGGGTGCTGATTGAGGTTGAGAAACGAAAGATGTCTCTCCGTGATGGTGGTAGCGTTACTTGTGAACCTAAGGGATGACAAGCCACCAACCTTTTGATATAATATTACACTATGAAAGAATTCCTCTGGGTTGAAAAATACCGTCCTCAAAAAATCGATGATATCGTCCTCCCTCCCGTTCTGAAAAAGACCTTTCGGGAGATTATCAAATCTGGTGAATTGCCGAATATGATCTTTGCCGGAACGGCAGGTCTTGGTAAGACCACTGTGGCAAGAGCTTTGTGCAAAGAGCTTGAACTTGATCACATACTAATCAATGCATCTGAGGATGGTGGTATTGATGTTCTTCGTACCAAGATCAAGCAATATGCATCTACAGTCTCAATGGGTTCAAATTATAAGGTTGTGATCCTTGATGAAGCTGATTATCTAAATCCCCAATCAACACAACCCGCCCTTCGTGGTTTCATTGAAGAATTCAGTGCCAATTGTCGCTTTATTCTGACCTGTAATTTCAAGAATCGAATCATCATGCCATTGCATTCACGGTGTTCGGTCCATGAGTTCAATACGTCCAAGAAAGAAATGGCAAAACTGTCGATGACCTTTATGAAAGATCGACTGATTCCGATCCTGAAAGAAGAGGGAATCAAGTATGCCGAGAAGGTTCTTGCCGAGTTGATTATCAAACATGCACCAGATTGGCGTCGGGTGATCAATGAATGCCAACGCTATAGCCCTTCTGGTGAAATCACACCAGATATCTTGGTTGGTCTTTCTGATCAAAATCTTGCTCAGGTGATGACCTACCTTCGACAGAAAGATTTCAAATCCGTTCGGTCTTGGGTCACCAATAATGCAGATCTTGATTCTACTGTGACCTTTCGGGCGCTGTACGATTCTATTGGTTATCATATTGCACCACAGAGTATTCCCAATGCAGTTCTGATTCTGGCTGAATACTCTTATAAGTCTGGTTTCATGGCAGACAAAGAGTTGAATCTTGTGGCATGTCTCACCGAATTGATGGCAAGTCTGACTTGGAAATGAAGAAGTTATCACCATTCGATTTTGTGAAATCGATCAATGGTCCAGTGGAGAAGGCCAACCTATTCGATGGCTATGATGCTCTAGAAGAGTCACTTGATCCAGATTCACCTTCCAAGGCATATGTACCATTTGTGATCAATCGGTCACTATCCTATTTCCAGGATACAGTCTTGATTGCAAATGAGATGAATCGTCATCATGCATTACCTTCCAAGATGCAGTATGATTTTCTGTGTTCTATGGTTCGACCTAGAAAGAGGTTTTCTAAATGGACAAAGAAGTCACCAGACCCAATAGAGATTTCTGCAATCATGGAATACTATGGATATTCAGCTCATCGTGCCAGAGAAGCTTATGAACTATTATCACCAGATCAATTACAATTATTGATCAAAGCCACTGATAAAGGTGGCAAATAGTATAAATAGAAATACATGGTGAATAATGATGAAGAAATTATGAAATGGACTCCAGCAGATATGCTGGAAGTATCGCTTGGTGACCCTGATGACTTTCTCAAGATACGAGAGACACTTACTCGTATTGGGGTTGCATCAAGGAAAGAAGAAAACACTCTGTATCAGAGTTGTCATATTCTTCACAAACAAGGGAGATACTTCATTGTGCATTTCAAGGAACTGTTTATGCTCGATGGCAAACCATCCAACTTCACGAAAGATGACTTTGCTCGTCGTAACACCATTGCTATATTGCTTTCTGATTGGGGTCTACTTGAAATCAAAGAGAGACCAACAGAGACAACTACACTGAGACAGATTAAGATCATTC